GCTGCATACTCCGAAGGCGAGCGTAAAATTCTAGACCAAGCTGCCAAAGCCTTTGGTTGGGAAGCTAATCATACACAACTTACACCCGATGGATCATCGGAAGTTGAATCTGTACATAAAGTTAGTCCAACACGCAAAGTTGGCGCAATCGCGCTTAAGAAAAAATGAAACAATATCGCATAACTAGCGAAAACTTTGTATTGCCTGGAGAAACAGGTGATGCAGACGCAGTTATGGATTCTAAAGATTTATACGAATTAAAAAAGTTAGCCGGTATTACAGGACTGCTAGAAGCTGAGGCAGGCATGTATACAGGTCAAAATGTTGCACCACAAGCAACTGAAGATGGTATTGAAAGCCCAATTGGTAGTAATATTAGTGTCACTGCTGAAACACGCAATGCATTAGAAAAAGAATATCACGCCATGCCTGGCACTGATTTATGGTTTATTATTAACTTTACTAAGCCGCATCTAAACGGGAGTGTTAGGGATAAAGTAGAGGCCTACTTAAAACAACACCCCGAGTATCGCCCTCGCACATTTACCGACAATACCTAAGCCGCTTCGAGCTTATCCCTGCCTAAGTATTGATACCACGAATCTTGTTTAACATTAAATGGCATCTGCTTCCATTTGCCTACTAAGCTATAGTAGTCTGGCTTGTATGGTTTCATTTTGGGTTTAATTAGTTTGCTACCCTTAGCATGGTTACAACTCTTACAGCTGGTAACACAATTTTCCCAGTTAGTCTTGCCGCCAGCACTACGTGGCACGACGTGATCAATTGTTAGTTCTTCGTAGTCAAATACATCTTCGCAGTACTGACATTCAAACAAGTCGCGCATATATAAGTTATAACGGCTAAACTTAACGTTCTTTTTATAGTGGAAGTAGTCCTTAGTCACGCAGATGCTAGGAACGTTTAATGCTAAACGTTCGCTATGTATGATCCAATTTGGGTAAGTTTCTAGAACGTGAACCCTGCCTAGATACATTAGTTTGATTGCATGTTGCCAATTAATAACACTTAGGGGTAATACGCTAATTGGCTCGTAATTAGAATTTAGTAGAAGTGTGTCCGACATTAAATATACTTATATGAGTAAAGAGTTAGAAACTGCAATTATTAAGACACCTTATAAAAAGATGTCTTACACCGAGCATCAAATACAAGAGCTCGTCCGTTGTGCTGACCCCGTCACGGGCCCACAGCACTTTATGGACAATTATTTCTTTATACAACATCCAACTAAGGGTGCTATACAATATCATCCATTTGAGTATCAAGAACGACTAATTGATACATATCACAATTATAGATACTCTATCAGCTTAATGCCAAGACAAACGGGCAAATCGACTAGTGCCGTGGGATATTTGCTGTGGTATGCTATGTTTGTTCCGGATTCTACTATTCTTGTAGCCGCACACAAGTATTTGGGCGCACAAGAGATTATGCAACGTGTTCGTTATGCTTATGAGAACTGCCCGGACTTTATTCGAGCAGGTGTTACTAGTTATAACAAAGGATCACTAGACTTTGAAAACGGAAGTCGTATTGTAAGTCAGACAACAACAGAAAACACAGGACGCGGTATGTCACTATCACTACTATACTGTGACGAGTTTGCGTTCGTTCGCCCTACTATTGCGAGTGAATTCTGGACTTCCATTACTCCTACACTAGCCACAGGTGGTAAATGTATTATTACATCAACACCAAACTCAGACGAAGATCAGTTTGCACAAATTTGGCGTCAAGCTAACAAGTGCTTTGATGAGTTTGGTAACGAAACCGAACTTGGCGTTAACGGGTTTAAAGCATTCCGCAGTAAGTGGCAAGAACACCCAGACCGCGACGAGAAGTGGGCTGCAGAGATGTTAGCACAGTTAGGCGAAGAACGTTTCCGCCGTGAGATGGAATGTGAATTTATTATCTTTGACGAAACACTAATCAATCCATTGTTCTTGGCAGAGATGGGCGGTATAGACCCAATTGAAAAGCAAGGACAAATACGCTGGTACAAACGTCCCGAACGAGATAAGACTTATGTAGTAGCATTAGATCCTAGTTTAGGCACAGGTTCAGACCCTGCAGCAATACAGGTATTTGAAATGCCTGGACTAAAACAAGTAGCTGAATGGAGTCACAATAAAACTATTGTACAACGTCAATGCGTTATTATGAAAGAAATTTGCCAATACTTAGCAGACACAGTTGGCAATAACAATGTTTATTATAGTGTAGAAAACAATACTCTAGGCGAAGCCGCTCTCGTAGCTATTAATGAAATTGGCGAAGAAAACATTCCAGGCACATTCTTAAGTGAGCCTAAAAAAGGAGCCGCGGGTGTACGCTACCGCAAAGGCTTTACAACAACAAATAAATCCAAAATAAGTGCTTGTGCTAAATTTAAGAGCTTGGTTGAAACACGCAGACTAGTTATTGCTAGTAAAGCATTGATTAGCGAACTAAAGAACTTTGTTGCCGCAGGTACTAGTTATGCGGCTAAAATAGGCGAGCACGATGACTTAGTAATGAGCACATTGTTAGCTATACGCATGATTATGATGCTACAACAGTTCGATTCTGGGCTAGATTCTGAGCTTAAAGACAGCTTAGATACCTTTATCGAACCCATGCCTTTCATAATGATCTAAGATAAATAGTTTTATGTCTAAAGAAATAGAATCCATCGCATCAGCACTTTTTGATAAGATCCGCACACGTTTCAGCAATGTTACGTTGGGCGACGAAAAAGCTCAGGCTGCTACAGATCCCGAAACCGCACGGTTTTTCAACTTTACCTATACAGGCCAAGACGGCGCACAATTTGGCACAGTGACTATAAGTCTAATTGACGAAACAAGTTTAAAAGTATATTTTGGACAAAACATTTCTGCTGAGATGGATCGCGAACAGCGTAAAGAATGGTATGAATTCTTACGCAATCTAAGACTATTTGCAAAACGCAATTTATTAACATTTGACACACGTGATATTAATAAATCTAATTTAGAATTACAAGACGTAAAACAACAAGCTAAAACAGATGACGCATTTACAACTGCCGATGTCCCAGTAACTGAAAGTAAGTTATACGGCAAAGGCGGTCGCCCATATAATAGTTTTGCTGACAAAGGCAACACTAAAATTCTTATTCGTCACAAAGACAAAGTAAATGATGAAGTTCGCGGAAGCCGTGCTCGCCAAATCCAAGAAATCTTTTTGGAAACAGAACGCGGCGAACGCTTCTTATTAAACCACACAAACCTACACGGTGCGTATGCTATGGCCGAGCATTTAAATGCTGGTGGTGATTTGCATGACGAACGTGCAGAACATATTGACGGCATTATTAAAGAAATGTCGGCAATGAAGCATTTTGTGCGTAGTACTAAGCATCGCCAATTTGAAGACCAAGAAACAGCAGACATGACTTGTAGTGCTGTACATCATTATGATCAACTAAAACGTACACTACGCCAAATGCGTGGCGCTCGTGGATACCGTAGTTATTTTGAAACCTGGACTCCAGCAGAAAATCCTTTAGAAGAGAATGATGTTGATGTTGATGCACTACGTGAACGTTTTGTTAAAAAGATCTATGATGATCGTTTTACAGAAGCACTTCCTATTGTATACAACGCATACAAAAAATATAAATCAGAAGCCGCTGGACAGCTAGGTGATGAACTAGCTGAATGGGCCAATGAAGTAACAGAGTCAACTTGGGCTAAACCAGACTCTGCAGATAAGATTCGTGCTCTAAGAGAATTATTAAAAACTCCTATCCATGCCAGTGATGCACAAAGCAAACTAGAACCACTCATTGGATCAGATGAGTTAAACGACGGTATTGATCAATTGCTAAGAAGTCAAGGACCAGACGCAGATGTTACACCATTGGTTAAACAGTGGATGGTAAACAACATGCCTAATTTACTTGACAAAATGGAAATTGGAAACAATAATAGTCGTGACGCACAGACAAATTGGACAGCACCTGTTAGTCCAGAAGAATCACATCCGAACGATCAATACGGTAACACTACAATGGACCAACCAGTTACCGAAAGCGACGATTTGGATTTTTTACGTAATTTAGCCGGTTTGGTAAAATAATACAAAATACCGTTTGACAAGCTAAATACATTTGTTATACACTAGCAGGGTGCTAGAGTATATCTAGGCAAGTAGTACATTAAGACCATCTTATAAAGGAAAAACATCATGGCAACAACATTAGCAGAAATTCGCGCAAAGTTACAAGCATCTGAAAACCGCGGCGGCGGCAAATCACAACAAGGTGGCGACAACGCTATCTATCCACATTGGAACATCGCAGAAGGTTCCACAACACGCATTAGATTCCTCCCAGACGGTAACACAAAAAACAGCTTCTTTTGGGCTGAACGAGCAATGATTCGTTTACCATTCGCCGGCGTCAAAGGACAATCTGATAGCAAGCCAATCGTAGTACAAGTTCCATGCGTAGAAATGTATGGCGCCGCTTGCCCAATCTTAGCTGAGGTACGCCCTTGGTTTAAAGATCCTTCCCTAGAGGAAATGGGTCGTAAGTATTGGAAGAAGAAGTCTTATGTATTCCAAGGTTTTGTTCGTGAGAACGCACTAAGTGATGATAAGGCACCAGCTAATCCAATTCGTCGATTCACTATTAGTCCACAAATCTTTAATATCATTAAAGCGGCCTTAATGGATCCAGAGATGGAAGAGTTGCCAACCGACTTGCAACGTGGTTTGGATTTTCAAATCGTTAAAACAAGTAAAGGTGGCTACGCAGACTACTCAACAAGTAAGTGGTCACGCAAAGAGTCAGCATTAACAGCAGAAGAACAAGCCGCAATTGATGAGCATGGTTTGTTTAACTTATCAGACTTCTTGCCAAAGCAACCAAACGAAACAGAACTCAAAGTAATTAAAGAAATGTTTGAAGCTTCTGTTGATGGTCAACCATACGACGTAGAACGTTGGGGTGCTTACTACAAGCCATTTGGCGTAGATGCTCCTAATGCGGCTCCTAAAGCAGATTCTGCTGATGCACCAGCCCCAGTGGCAAGTGCTCCAGCTCCTGTAGCCGAAGATGAAGATGATGTACCAGCTCCAACTGCTCCTGTAGCAGCTCCAGCGGCAACACCATCGAGTCAGAAAGCCGAAGATATTTTGGCAATGATTCGTAATCGTCAGAAACAATAATCTTTCCTGATTAGGGTGTGGGGGCTTCGGTCCCCACTCTTTCTTTATGCTCGGTTACTTAGACCCCGTATTATTCCCGGACGAGATCCAGGTGATTGAACTCACCCCAAATCGTTACGTCTATCCTATATATAAAAATGGTAGCAGTGGCCTAGTTGAAAAAGCTATCAGCACACTCAATACCGACAGAATTGCTAAAATGGGGCACGTTGAGATATTTCTCCGTGATCCGTTTGAACGTTACGTAAGCGGAGTACAAACATACTTACGCTACAATCCACATCTTGATCGTGCTACAGCACTGACAATGATTGATCAATACCTGTTCTTAGATCGACACTTTGCTCTACAGTTCCATTGGATAGTAAACTTAGTTAGGTTTAATCCCGACGTATGGATGACTTTTAAATCTGTAAAAGAACTAGACAACGATCTAGGCGAAACTTGGAACACTCTTACACGAGACCAAGCACTAGTCGATTACTTTGATAACAATCAAAAACTTTGGTTCTATTTACAGTTAGATAAAATCCTATGCGAAGACTTTCTTGGGCAAGCAGTTAAAATGAATATGGTACTTGCTCATATTAAAATGAAGTACCCATTACTATACGAAGAAACAATATTACGAAGCAAGGAATTATGCGCTGTCCTAGACTAGATCACTTTGTACGCTTTAATCACAATGGCACAGTTAGCCGTTGTGGCCACATGGTTAATGCACCCAAGTTTAGTACACTAGAGGACATGGATTCTAGTAAATGGAATAGAGTCTTACGTGGATACATGGACTGGCCGGCAGAGTGTATCCGTTGTCAGCAAACAGAAGAAGTAAACGGAACAAGCATTAGACTAAACGCAATAGAGTTCGATAAGAAACAAACTAATCCAGACTATTTAATTGTAGGTGGAGTATTAGACAATGTATGTAATAGTGCTTGCTTAACTTGCCACGAGGGACTAAGCACAAAGATTGGTAGCTTAACTAGTAAGACATATCCTATTGTGGATAATACACAGGGCTTTTGGTCATTACCGCAAGATCGTATTGTACATTTAGATTTAAACGGTGGTGAACCTAGTGCTAGTAAAAACTATCGACGAATATTAGCAAACTTGCCCAAGAATGTTCGTAGCATCAGAGTTAATACTAATTGTAGTTTAATCATTGACGAATTGGCAGAAGTACTAGCACGTGGTATTGAAGTTACAGTTACAGTTAGCTTAGATGGCATTGGGGAAGTACACGATCGTGTGCGTTGGCCCATTAAGTGGGATAAGTTTTATACAAACCTAATGACCTACAAGTCTATGCCACTGACAGAATTAAATACGTGGACCACAGTCAGCGCATTAAACATTAGCGACTTTGATAACATTAAATCATTTGTAGCAGAACACAATTTACTACATTCTTGGGCACTTTTAAATACGCCAGACGAATTAAATGTTAAGTACAAGAACAATATGACATTACCTTATGCTGATGTTATTCCCGGCAAAGTTGCAGTAGACAGAAACAACCAACTTGAATTAAACGGGTTTATGTTAGATCAAGAATTATTGAGAGATATATGAAAATAGCAATTACAGGACACTCACAGGGCATTGGTAAAGAGCTTGCTAGAATTTACGCAGAGCAGGGACACGAAATTATTGGGCTTAGTCGTAGTAATGGACACAATATTAAAAGTGTTCCTAAGATAGCCACAGAAATAGAACCAGCTGATATTTTTATTAACAATGCTCAGGCAGGATACGCACAAACAGATTTATTGTTTGATGTATTTCAACGATGGATCGCAGAACCTAAGAAACAAATTATTGTAGTTAGTACACACATGACTAGAATGCCAGTTAATCCAATTCCGGGATTTGACATGGACGAATATCGTGTACAAAAAGTAGCACTAGAAGAAGCGTGTATGCAACTGCGTCACAGTAAAAAAGGTCCTAGAATTATTCTAGTGCGCCCAGGCGCAGTTAATACACAGTTTCACGATGAGCCAAGACCTGGTATGGCAGATCCTGCTGTATGGGCAGAAACTCTAGTTAAAATATTAGATTCGGCTGGTCCAGATTTATGGATTCCTGAAATATCACTTGTACCATTTCGCAAACAATGACACCTAAAGACGTATTAACTAATCCTGCATTTTGTCCTATGCCCTGGACTGGGCTTATGTACAACTTTGACGGTGATGTTAAGAACTGTATTCGTAGTGCCAGTAGATTGGGAAATATTTGTAATGACAAAATAGAAGATATACTGTCTAATAATATTAATGTTGCTAGGCAAGCAATGATCATTGATAAACAAAAGCCTAGTAACTGTCAGCCTTGTCATAATTTGGAAGTAGGTAAAACAAGTTTTGATATTGTTAGTGATCGTAAATTTTATATTAGAGAACTTAAACAAATACCATTAGATACATATCGAGTTAACAACTTTGATCTACATACAATTGATGTACGCTGGACTAACCTATGTAACTTTGCTTGTACATATTGTGGTCCACGCTTTAGCAGTAAGTGGGCAGACGAATTAAATACTCAACAACAAGTTCCAACTGACAAACAACGTGCCGACTTTAAAGAGTACATATTTCGACATGCAAAACAATTAAAGCACGTTTATCTAGCAGGTGGCGAGCCATTGCTGATGAAAGAGAATTTAGAATTATTAGACTTATTAGATCCAGATGTTAATCTACGTATTAATACAAACCTGAGTAAAGTAGATACTCGAGTATTTGATCGCATCTGCGAATTTAAAAATGTACATTGGATTGTCAGTGTAGAAACTATTGAAGAAGAATTTGAGTACATTAGATATGGCGGTAAATGGACAGACTTTTTGGATAACCTAACTGCTATTAAACAGCGAGACCATAAGATCAGTTTTAATATGCTACACTTTATATTAAACTATCAAACAATATTTGGGTGTGTGGATTATCTAACGGGATTAGGATTCCATAATAACTCATTTATCATTGGTCCATTGCTTACTCCAGAACACCTAAACATTAGACATTTACCAGATTCTGTGTTACAATCAGTTAAGGAAACATTGGTAGAACGAATTAGTAAACAACCTGGATATCTACTTGAAGATAGCTATAAGAATATGTTAAACTACTTAGATCAACCAATTGTAAAAGATTTTGCAGGTTCGTTGGAACAGCTATATATACTGGATCAGCGACGCAATTTAGATAGCAGTAAAATTTTTAAAGATTTATATAACATCAAGGAAAACTATCATGGCAACTAAACCATTTGACGTATCAAAATTTCGTAAGAGCATTACAAAAAGTATCGACGGTATCTCCGTTGGCTTTACAGATCCTACAGACTGGATCAGTACAAACAACTATGCTCTTAACTATCTAATCAGTGGCGACTTTAATAAAGGTGTGCCACTAGGTAAAGTTACTGTGTTTGCTGGAGAATCTGGCGCAGGTAAATCGTTTATCTGTTCGGGTAACTTAGTTGCTAATGCACAGAAGGAAGGCATTTATGTTATCCTAGTTGATAGCGAAAACGCACTTGATGAAAAGTGGTTACACGCACTCAATGTAGACACATCAGAAGACAAACTTCTGAAACTAAATATGGCTATGATCGACGATGTAGGTAAGATGATCAGCGAGTTTGTCAAGGAATACAAAACACTACCCGAGTTAGAGCGTCCAAAAGTCTTGTTTGTAGTTGACTCATTGGGTATGTTGCTAACCCCAACAGACGTTAACCAATTCGAAGCAGGCGATATGAAAGGCGATATGGGTCGTAAGCCCAAAGCACTTGCTGCACTAGTTCGTAACTGTGTTAATATGTTTGGTAGTTTGAATCTAGGACTAGTGTGTACAGCACACACATACGCATCACAGGATATGTTTGATCCCGATGACAAAATCAGCGGTGGACAGGGTTTTATCTACGCTTCCTCTATCGTTGTGGCAATGCGTAAGTTAAAACTAAAAGAAGACGAAGATGGCAACAAGATCTCAGAAGTAAAAGGCATCCGTGCCGCTTGTAAGATTATGAAAACTCGTTATGCTAAACCTTTTGAATCAGTACAGGTTAAGATTCCGTACGAAGAAGGTATGAATCCCTACTCTGGACTAGTTGACTTGTTTGAAGGTAAAGACATGCTTAAGAAGGAAGGTAACAGTTTAGTTTATACAGTTACAGGCGGCGAAATTATTAAGAAGTTCCGTAAGGCATGGGAACGTAATGAAGATAATTGCTTAGACAAAGTAATGAAAGACTTTATTGACAATCCACATCACAAAGAAGCAGTTGCTCCTGTAACAATTGATGAAGAAACTGGTGAGATTATTGAAGAAGTAGAAACAAAGTCTAAGAAATCTAAGAAAGAGGAAGTTACAGAATGACAATTGACGTAGAAGTTCTCAGTGAACTATATACTATTATGAAACAGTACGTTCCTGCAAAGGATCGTCAGGAGTGTGCAGATAACTTAATGAGTGTCATGGTTGATATGTTAGGCGACCAAGAACTTAAAGAGTTTGGCGGCACCGATGGTACGTTAAAGAAAGCTCTTAAAGAGTACTCTGCAGACGACGAGGTTGATGAAGAAGACGAAGACGGCGACTGGTAATGTGGTATAATAAGGTTGTTAGCAATCTAGGAGAAATTCCCGCTTTTATAGATTATTATGAGCGGGAATTATCTGCGGCTAAAGCCGACATTAAAATACAGGGTAAAGTTGAACGAGAACTAAGCAACTTACCCGGCGAAACAGAACACCGTTTTAATCAACTACAAGAAATCGAAGCAGTATTGGAACACTTAAATATACAGTTACGTAAGATACGCCAAAAGCACTATAAAAAATATTTGGAAGCCTACGCAAGAGCTTTAACAAGCCGCGATGCTGAAAAGTATGCTGAGGCCGAAGATGAAGTCATTGATATGGAAACTATCATTAACGAAGTAGCATTACTACGTAACAAATGGTTGGGTGTTATGAAGGGAATAGAGTCAAAGAACTTTATGCTAGGACACGTTGTTCGATTGCGTACAGCAGGAATGGAAGATATTACTGTTTCATGATAGATTGGAAGCAACGAGCCACGGAATTATTGGATGAGTTTGATCTTTGTTGTCAGGCAAAGCCCAAGCACGATGCTATAGATATACAATTAGAAAAAGACTCAGTAGCTAAGTTGGCATACCATTTATCTACACAACGTGGCTGGGGCACCGACACTGAGGTTGCTGAAGCATGTCATCAACTTGAACCTAAATTACAACGATTAAAAGAAAAACTAGTAATGGAAATATTAACTAATGGCCCCGTTTAGAAACGCATACGATAGTCACGAACACAGTCTAGAAGTATTAAACCTATTATATTGTTATGATAGTTTTTTAGACAATCTATCTGTTATTGCAGATATGGGCTGTGGTGCTGGATTTGATGCCAGTTGGTGGGCTACTTTAGAAACAAGAGACGAGCCACCGGAACCACGCAACTATACAGTTTATGCAGTTGACAAAGATATTAAACAAATTGAGCCAGATTTTTTAACTAAAAGTCCGAACCTAGTTCCGCTTGCTCAAGACTTTGAAAATGTTGCACTTCCACGCAAGGCAGATTTAATTTGGTGCCATGATAGTTTGCAATACGTAAGAAATCCGTTATCTACATTGGCTATTTGGAAACAGTCCCTTAATGAAAATGGTATGTTGGTATTATCTGTTCCGCAAACAACTTATCTAACATATAATAGATTAACAGTATCAAACTATAACAATCAATTTTATAGTTACAATATATTAAAT